TGACTGCGTATATGGGGTCCATTATGTCTAGGGATTCGCTCATAATCTTGGCTGAGTTGAGGCGGCTAAAATTGAGGGTCCCCGTGGGCTGATAGGAGCTGGTCATGAGGCAGAAGCAGTACAAGAAAAAATCGGGTGAGGTCACGAAGTTGGTGTGGTAGTAGTTCATGACGTCTATAAAGTGTGGTTGACTCCACCTATAGTTACCAACATCTAGACCATTTATGGTGAGTTTAATTCTATTCGATGGCGAAGTTAGGGAGCTTACAACGGATGTATTTGATGATGCGAGATACTTCACGGGGTGATTGAATGTGAGTTCTTGGATCCGGTTTTGGGATGGAATATTCTTTTGAACTTGGGTGATGAGAATATCGTGGGTCTTTGTGGAAATTTGCGCACGTTCTTTGGTATCTAGGTAATAATAGTTTGCAAAGCATTCTATGTTATAGGCGGACGCGTTTTGGCCCCAGTATATACGCAATTCTACGTTGTGATAGTTGAGGGCCACAAGGGGAATGGCGCACTGCGCACTCTCACAGAAGAAGAAGCGGAGGGGATAGAAGTAGGAGGATGAGCTCGTACCGGGGTGTGGTCCCATGGCACTCTTAGAGACATTCTGGGCGAACGTATCTATGGCAATTTTCTCACTGAAAATAGAATCTTGGGAATCTACAACGGAGCCACCAATGAGGAGTTCGACTTTGTCTACCAGGGTTCTCCAATCATCTATAGATTGGGCTTGACTCGAATCATCTGCGGCGAAGTACACGTACCCGAGGAGATCCCCGGAGCGTTCAAAATTAACACTGGACATTGAATTACTTTTCACTGCTCCAAGAATTGTTTGTTTTTCGATGGACTGTGAAAAGTTAGCATGTCTTTTGAAGTGTGAACTAAAGAAGGATATTTCAGGATTACCCATGATATATTCATCCTGGGCACCTATAGCAATCAATTGAACAACACCAGCGGACATGGTATACTACTCTATGGGAAGAAAATTACAGGTTGGGTTTCCTACACACAAAACGGAGGACTAAATAGTTATCTTCGATTGGATTTGGTGGTTCAATGAGAACACCATCTTGATTTCTAATAGTAATTGTTAAACGACTGATGGTTCGAATTGGATTTATATACTGTGTGGCGATTGGGTAATCATCTCTGAAACTGATGAGTCCACTGTCATCCGCTGTAACAATACTAGCGAAGGAGTTTCGTACCACGCTCATAGTGGCTTGACCGGTGAGAACGTTTGACGCTCGGTCCGAAAAAATAGAGTCCAGTTCTTCAATCGAAACATAACAGTGACCTGTCCCATTGATGGGTGCAACTGTATTAATTCTCGCAGCCAAAAGCCTGGCCTGAACAACGTTGTGGAGGGGTTGGTTCAAAAAACATGTAAAAGTATTCGCCGCCGTTTGACCAATGGTATCAACTGTAATTGTATGATATTCATAGTTGAGGTCGGGGATCATCTCAGTTGGCGATGTGATGAGGGCCATTTATATTTAGCTTAGATTAAAGATCCGCCAATTCCATCCTCGATCGCATACCCAGCGTGTTCACCAACAAGTTTTTGGGCGCCACAGAGTCCACCGGGTGTGAGACTCTTGGTGTAGGGGCTGTCTTCCTTACCCGACCCTGGGACGCAATCCATACGATTCTCGAGATCGAAAAGAGATTTATCATTCACAACCTTGATTGTGATTGGCTTGGGCTGGTAACGACTTTTGTTCATCAGACCAAAAATCACGACGATATAAAATAAAATCACGATGGTGATGAGGAACTTTCGGTCAGTCTTATTGAACTGGAACATTTATAATGTATCAACATTTTTTATAAACTGCGTTAAAGGTAATTTTTTTAGTTTCTACATAAAGAGTAGATGGATGAAGAAATAATCATCGACCGTGGACAGCCCAATATCATGAAATTAGATGCTGATGAACAGGCCCTGATGGATGAGATTGAGATTTCCATCCCCCGTCCCCAGCCTGTACCTAGGCCCGCTCCACATAGACCCCAAAGACCCATGCACCAAGAACAAGATACGATGGATGCCTTTGTAAACCCCAACAAGCAAACGGCCCCACGGCAACCTATACAGGAAGAAGAGATTGATTACGGTGAGGAACTATATGATGATGATGCCGATGAACCCCGAATGGGGGGTGGTGGACCGGGTTTCCAGGAAGATCAACCTTCTAAGGGGTACACCTCTATCGATGAAGAGAAGTCTGACCTTATCAACAAGTTGGCGCGCCTTGAGAAGAAGGGATTCTCGGTGAACAAGCGTCTAAATGCATATTCAAGTGTGGAGGAGTTGAGGGCCGAAGTTAAGAGGATTACCTACAGTATTGACGTTGAGCAGTCAATCAGATTCTCTCGAAGGATGCTTATCGCCTGTGTCACGGGTTTAGAGTTCCTCAACAAGAGGTACAATCCCTTCGAGATCCAGTTGGAGGGGTGGTCTGAGTCTGTGATGGAGAATGTTGACGACTATGACGGTGTATTTGAGGAACTCTACGTCAAGTATCGTTCCAAGATTAGTGTTGCTCCAGAGGTGAAGCTCATCATGATGTTGGGTGGTTCGGCGATGATGTTCCACCTGACAAACTCTATGTTCAAGTCGGTGATGCCCAACATGAACGATGTGATGAAGCAGAATCCAGACTTGGTCAAGAATATGATGGCAGCGGTTCAAAACACGACGAGGTCTCCTGATGGTCCAGCGACGGAGGCTCCGGTTGGCGGGACGGGTAATTACGAGATGCAGGGCCCCGGTCTGGACATTTCCAGTTTGATGGGTGGTATTATGATGCCACCTCCACCCCCTATGAACACCACACCACCCACGATCCAAGAGGAGGAAGAAGATGTGTCTGATATCGTATCGGTCTCTGGTGAGTCCACTGGTGGTGAAATTAAGGAGGTCAACGTCGAGGGTTCCAAGCCAAAGAGGACCAGACGAAAAAAGAAGACAGAAATTAATCTCTAAATACTATATAAATGATAGCGTATTGTCCGCTGGAGGAACTTGAACCTCCCGTCCGACAACAACCGAAAGTTGTCGAAGAACCAGAGGAGGTCCCCCCTCCAGTTGGTTACGAAGAAACTGAAATGAATTACGTCATCATGGGCTTCATTGTTGGCGTGATTATTCTCGCCGTCTCTGATTCCATCAGGGCGTAAATGTAATAAATCTACCGAGGGGTTTTCCCCTGAAGTAAATTTAGTATGTGAATGTTGCGTGTGTAAGGGTTCCACTCTTTATGGATACCAGCTTACCACTGGTCGATGATATGAGTTCCACAAAGATGTCAAATTTATATTTACGGGGGGTCCCCAAATTGGTCAAAAAGAGGGGTTGAATTGTGATTGAATTTCCGGTAGTAGTTACTGAAGAACTCCACGGATAGGCGGTTCCCACGTTTCCAAAAATGTTCTTTGTACCGATTGTTATATCTGTCCCAGGTGTTGTCCCATCACTCGTGCCGCCATTTATTTCAAGAATTAGGGTGCTCATGTTGTCTTTGTCTTCATCATACTCCCTCAAAGAGGCTACAATCTTCGCATAGAAGGCACCATTTCCAAAGGTTAGAGTCTTCGTATTATTCCCACTTGGGGAACTCTGTACTATTACATTTGAGTACCTCTTACAGGCCACCTGCCCAGAGTTAGTGATCATACCACCACCAACGTGAAGGTCGGTCTGTGCGAGTGACCCCCCTAAACCGATAGCGACCTGTTCACCGAGATCGATAATACCCTTGATAACGAGATCCCCAGAGACCTCTACACTACTTTCTAGGAACAACTCACCAGATTGGGGGGTGATGTACACATTACCCGAAATATCACCGTGTATGTCCGATGTTCCCGCGGTCGTCTTGAGTTGAATGACGGCGTTGCTTGAGGAATGTTCAACTCGGGCCGTACCATCGTAGACGTGGAACTTTTCGGTTGGTGCCGAAGTCCCCACACCCACGTTACTGGTATGTATGACGTGGAGGCCATCACTTTCGGCGCCATTGTTTACACCACCCAAGACTGTACCATGTATACTTCCAGAACTGAAGCCCCTTAGGTACCCACCATAGTTGGCGTTTGTATTGAGGAGTATACCAGTCTTTGTATTGGTCCCGGGGCTCTCAAGTTTGAGAACATCGATATCTGTCGTGACCCCCGAGTATATGTGTACATTTGTTGATGGGCTGTCTGTGCCGAAACCTATGAGACCCGTACTCAAGAACCTTGCATATTCTGTGGGTATATTTGAACCAACTTTGTTTCTAAATATGAGGTCAGAGGTGGATCCAATCGTTTCTAAAATACCACCAGAACTCAAAGAAAATACATCCAATGTACCAAGGTTGAGTTTCTGCCCACTCGCAAATTCGAAACCACCATTTACGAAGAGCTTGGTAGTCGCGGTGTTTACGATATCACCAGAATTTGTGGTTCCTATTAAGACTTGACCACCGGGTGTGATTGTAAGAACTGAATTTGCCTTAGATGCACCGGTTTGATTTTCGATGTCTTCCTTTTCTACGGCGGATAGGGAGGGATCGTTATACGATTGGAATACATGCTGACTCGCAACATATCTAATCTGATCGGGTCCCTGACCACCAGGACCCTCGTTACCTTTGAATATCAGGAGTTCTGAAATATCTGTGGTCAACAAACGTTCCTTTATAAAGGTGTTACCATATTCATCTGTGAGTAAACCACCAAAGTATAATTCGTTACCTATAACCACGTTTCCATTGACTTCAAGTTTAGCCCGGGGTACATCTGTACCTAACCCAACATTGCGGTCACTATCACTTATGTACAATGCTACGGCAGTCGAATCTGTAACTTTCTCATGATTTTGTGCGATTCTGAAATCATTATTGTTTGCGACACCCATTGACCACCCGGAACGA